CACTCTAACACAACTTTTATGAGTGCTCAGACCAAATATTTTTCTTCCGTCATTTACTTACGGCTTTACTCTCCCATCAGGAGATAGTCGTTAGAGGTTATCCATATCTCTATCTGAGACTTAGGACATTCCTACCGAAACTTACCCTTGTTTATATTGACTTAGCACTAACGTTTTCTAGCAGTCACTATTTTTATTTGCTAGACACTAATTAGATTTTATTTCAGCTTTACAACTCTTCACTCTTGTGTGAACTACTAGGCTGTATCAATATCCTGTTTCTTCTTTCTGCTTTCGCTACCCTCACGCTTGAACTTTCGTCCTACGTTGTGGCAAACAGGCTTTCAGGTATTTCCTCGGTTTAACTTTTGTAAGGATACACACCCCTTGCAGGATGTGCAGGGCTTTCTAATTGTCATTGTTACTTCATATGAAAAATCAAGAATTATTTCATCAATTTTCTATATTATCGTAAACTGTTAGTTTACCCCGTTAACGAAAATAACTTCATTTTTTTGGAGCACTTCCCAAATTTCTTTCGTAACATTCCAGAGCTTGCATCCAGGCACACTAGCACTTTTGTCTGACAAAGTTAACTCGACATATTTGCTACCGTTTTTTGCTTCCCTTAGAGCTAAAGAGCTCACTAAGCAATATTGCGACACTTGTTCAGGTTGATTGATTAGATTCATTTTCTTCATTCCTTTTTTATTGTATAATTTAATGATAAAATAATATCATAAATATCAAGAAAAGTCAATCACAACCTAAAAAACAACCCAAAAAAATAAGGCTTGATTTTTTTATAACTATGTGATATACTTTTATCATAAATATTGTAAAGAAATAAAACTATAGAAAGGTTTATATATGAATCAATTAACACCTACTCAAAACGTAGAAATTGACCTAATCATTACTGCTTTTGACAAATATGATAAAGTTGTCAAATTCTACGCTCCAAAAAATACTGAAGCAAAAGAGGCACGCGCATTACCTGGTGTCCTTCTTGAAAGTGGAGAGTCTGTAGCAAATGCTGTAAAACGAACTATCAAAACAAAAACTTCGTTGAAATTAAATGCTAAGAATTACACAATCCAAGAATTGCCTGCTCAAACTACTCCAAATAGAGACCCTCGCGGACATGTTTTGGCTATTCCTGTACTTCTACTAACTAAACTAACCTACGAAGATTTAAATGATGAAGAATGGGTAAGTTTTAATCAAGGAATTCCTTTAGCTTATGATCATACGCGTATGATTGATTTAGCATTTGAATTGATTGTTAAAAATTTAAAAGAAAACCCTATTCCGTTATTGATGTTGGATGGTCTGGTTACTTTAGAAGAAGTAAAAAACATTATTGTTCACTTCGATGGCAGCTATAAAGATATGTACTTATCAAACTTCAAGAAAGTATACCCGACAAGTAAATTCCTGGAAGAAACAGACAAGATCCCTGAAATCAGAAGAAAAGGGCGACAGTTTAAATTATATTTAGTTATTGAAAAAAATATTAAAAACTTCTTCTAGTAAACGAAAAAGATTGTAATACACTACTTTTGTGCTTGTCATGTTTCAAACGAACGCACAAAAAGATATTGATTCTTGTTATGTTATAATGATTAGGACGAACCAGAGAAGGTTATACTTAAACAAAAACGGCCAAAAATTGCGTTATCACAAGGTGATACGCAGTTTTTTATTTTAGAAAATTTTCTTGTATAAAATAAAAAACAGTCATAAATTTTGACTGTTTTTTTATTATTCTGCAAGCTCATTTTTTAGCTTGTTATTTAGCGCTTCCCCTTTCTGAGTCAAGATTTTAGCAAGTTCTTCATAAGTCGGCTCAATAACATACATGAATTTACCAGCCGTCATTTGTTCGTCAAGACATTCTTTCACATCATCACTTACAATGACTTTACTAAAATTTCCCTCTTCTGTAAAAACAGCCTTGATGCAATTTGTATTGATGATGACAGGTTGTTTTACCTCTCCGTGCTTGAAAGGAATAAGCTCAATAAAATTTGTCATTGCTTATCACCTACCAATTCTGAATTTTTGTAGATATTTCCAACAATTTCAACAATAAAAAGGTCTGTGTCAAACAAGCTGTACAAAGGAGCTGCTGGAACATTGGAATTTTTATTAACCTCATCGGTAACAAACATTGCTTTTTCTTCGTTGTAAGATACAACTTCAAACCAGCTATCCCTACCTTCGTTTTTATCTGTAACTTTCAGAATATCTCCAGCAAAGATTTCGTTTTCGTCTGTATCTTTTCGCCCAGTTGACTGCATAAGTTCGATTTCATCAAAACTCATAAAATTTGTTTCGCCAAATCTCCAATGTTCACCAACGAACACTCTTTTTTTGAAATCTATCAAAGAAACATCTAGCATTATTTGAAGTTCTTTATCCCATGCTCTATATTTTAAATTTGCCATTTTATTCTTACTTCCTTGTTTTTTTAGATTTATTGTGTTTAAAAATAGGATTTTTCTTTTCTTTTTCCTTTTGTTTTTGGTAGTTACTGTCTTTCGTAAAGATAATATCTTTATCATCAACCATTTCAGGAGCAAACAATTTGCTAGTAGCCATTTATTCCTCCTCTTTGATCTTGTACCCTACTACAACTGCAAGGTTCAACTTCTTAATGTTTCCTTCTTCAGCATACAGTTCTTTAATTTTTTAAAAAGATTAAAGTTTCCAACACGATGTTGTTTCTCACCCTACTCGCAAAGGCCAATAAAATGGCTTTGTGAATCGGAGTTGGGGCGACTGCGACTGCCCTCTAAACAATCCTAGCTAAGCTAATCATGTTTTACTTTTTTAAAATTAAACCAAACAAATTCGTTTGGGATTAACCATATGAGAAATTAATTCCTCATGCAAAGTGTCTGTATACAAACCTAGCTTCGTCAAATACTTTCTTCCAATATTCAAAGAACCGTTGATATCCGCATTGATTCGAACACCTTCTTTTGTTTGAAAAAGACCACGTTTAATTCTTTTACCTACGTATTCTTTTTGTTTAGTGATTTCTTCTAAATCTAAAAAGCTGCACTTACTGGTATAAGATTCCTCTGTTGTCACAAAACGGATGCCTTGTAACTCACATTTGTATTGTAACAAAGAAATAAGTTGGTAAAAAGGAAGTTGAACAAAGTTTTGATTAGTAACACCACCCAATTTAATGTCTTGTTTCTGCCCAATATTATGTCCGAAAACAACGGTATCAATTTTGTGCGAAACGAATTGATTCACTAAATGAGATGATAATTTGTGTAAACTATCCTTTATGCGCCTATTCCTTTTGTTGTAAATAGAAACCAACAAGGGAGAAGTATATAACCCTTTCTCACTCAAAGAGCTTTTTAGTCGAGCTATCTTTTTATTCGCCAGCTGGTTCATTGATTTTAAACCTCTTCCACTGTATAAAAGAGGAGTAAATACATTACTAGTCACTGTCATTAAATTATTCAATCCAGGATCAATAAATGCGACATTTTGAATTGACTTAGAGACAAGCTCTTTCTTTGATTTCTTGTAAAGAATCTCAATGACAAAATGATTCCCTTTAGGTACTATACGTGCGCCTTGAATTTTTTCCTTATCTACCTTTGTTTGAATCTCGATTCCTGTTTTAGAAAATTTCACTACTCCCTCTTTTTTTAAAGATAAAGCATCTTTAGGATAAGGGAGAGTGCAACGTCCTTTTGTTTTATGTAGATAATGAGGAATTCGAACGGGATAAGTGTAATCATCTTTTACTTTTTTCTTTACTAAAGCAAAATAACTTTTAAAACTCTTATCCACTAACATTTGGACCTGTTTCGATACTTTAGCGGGTAAAGCACGATAGTCTGCTTGATTTTCGTGGGTAAAAGCTCTATTTACTGCGTAGTAGTTTTGAAAATCCTTTTTAAAGAAAGAAGCGCGTTGATAAAACAAAGTCGCATTATACAGATTCTTTCCTAGAAAAGCCAAGTGATCACATTCTGAAAAATAAGGGTGAGAAGAGGAAATGATATGTCTTTCAACTAAAATTAGCTCATTATCTTGTTTAACTTTTGTCATCTATATTTCATCCTTTTCTTAAGGTCAAATCATAAGTTAATAAACTTAACATATATTAGTAAATATTAAGTTATTTAGAATCTGTTTATAACACCCAATCATAGAGATTGGCACACTATCGTAATTAAGACCGAATAACCCACTTTTTAGATTATCCACCCAATCCGCAATAAACTGCGGAATTTGTGGGATTTCAACTTCTTTAAGTTTCATTTTTTACCTCCTTATCTTCATAAATTTCAATTTTTGCAAAATGTTTAGGGTTTACGGTAATAATATTTTCACTAGGTTCAACTTGTTGCAACGTCATAAAATCTAAGTTACCCCGCTCCATCCAATTTAGCATATCAGTTATGCGCTTATGACTTTCTTTTACTTTGATATCTTCTTCAAAGTAAGGATTTTTCAATACAATTCTTGCCATTTATTTCATCTCCTGAACTTATCTATCAATCACCCAATGAAGTCTAACAACTCATTAAAAGGAACTTCCTCAATATTTTCATAATCTGTGAAATCCTTGATGTATTCCTTTAGTTCTTTGAGGACTTTTTCTTCGGTGACTTCTTCGTCACCGTCATAGTATTTTTTATACTCAGCAACAAGTTTGTTGATTTGTTTTTGTGTTAGTTCGTTTGCCATCTATTCTTCCTCCTCAATCTCAGTTGTGAGTTCGTCAAAAATTCCTCTAACGTCCTGCTACATAAAACATACTAAAATGTATATTTCATGAACCTTCCTGTTTAATTTTAGAAAGGATTCCTGCTTCATACCGTCCGATTTTATCAAAGACGTATCGGTCTTTAGACTACTTTCGTTTGTATAACGGTCCACAGGCTTAACTTCCCGTGTAGCCCACGGTAGTGACTCTTATTTTCATTTATACTGCTGTCAAGACAGTATAATCTGTACATCGCTCTAAATTGATAGCCGCATTTCTATCTCTATCATGCTCACTACCACAATTAGAACAGGTCCAAAATCGTTGGTTTAATTTTAAGTCTTTATACTTAAAACCACAAGTTGAACAGAGTTTACTAGAAGGATAGAACCTATCTACTACTCTAAGCTCTATCCCTAATCTGTTGCAGAGATTTTCTAAATAAAAACGAGATTGATACCACTGAGCTTTCATGATAGCTGCGCTCAAGTGACGATTCTTCATGAGATTACGAATTGATAAGTTTTCAATAGTGATAGAACTTGGTTTTCGCTCTAAAACTAAAGAAAGTAAAGCTTTTCGATTATAATCTGTTCGAATCCGAGTCAAGCGTTCATGAATTTGAGCAACCTTCTTCTTTTGTTTCTGGATATTCCTACACTCAGATAAGGGTTTTACCCATTGGAAAGATTTCAGTTGGCCTTTCTTAGCACCCTTTTGATAATAGACCTTCTCAATCATATTCGCTTCAATCTTACGAGATAAGCGCCTTTGTTCTTTCCGTAGACGCTGTTCTAGTTTCCTGATACGCAAAGAACGATTGATGGAAGGAATTATTCTATCTTCTGTGATGAATTGGTCTTTTAGGCCAAAATCAATTCCCATAGACTCATTAGATAAAACTATTCGTTCATCTTTTTCTTCCTTACTTAAACAAGAAATATAATAACGTCCGTTCTTCATAGAAATTGTTACAGAACTGATCTTTTCTGGAATATAACCAAACTCTTTTAATCGCACCCATTTTAAAACAGGGACAAAAATCCGATGTCTCTCGACTTTCAAAGTCCCTATTAGATAAAAACTATCATTTGTACCCTTCTTTTTAAATTTAGGTTTCCCCTTACGTTTAGAAAAGTAATCTTTAAAGGCACGCTCTGCATAAATCAAAGCTTGTTTAACTGCCTTGCTTGGGACTTCTTTTAACCAAGAAGGAGTGTTAGGGTCATTATTCACCCTTTTAGAGCAGCTGAAGGCAGAAATAAAGTCTTTTCCTGATGCAAGATTTTCTAGATTCTCATAGACATATTGATTATAAATGTAACGAGTACATCCAAAGGTCTTGTGGATTAACTCAATCTGAGCTTTTGTTGGATGTATTTCTGTCTTGTAAGCTCTCATCTTCTTTCACTCCTTTCTACAAGTTATCGTTTATACTATCTTTATCCTAATATTGTAATTTAATTATAAGCACATTTCATCACAAATTATTACCTTTGCTAATGAATTTAATTGCAGAAGGTTACTCCCGCTAAATCCCATATCCTTAGTAGTTGCCAATGATAGTTTTTCAAGCTTCAAATTTTTTAAACAATGTTTCAATATCCATATTTATTCTCCTTGTTTGATTCCTTGTTGTTGATTTTATTTCACTATAAAAAAGCGCACTTCCGTCTCTTCTAGTTCAAACAAAGAACTAGTAAATACTTCACCAAAACCAGCTTCTTCTAATTCCTTGCGACTATGGCTGAAGAGTGATTGGTCACGGACAATTACTGAGTCACGGTCAATTTTATCATTTTCCCAACTCCAACATTTGTTTTTAAAATCGTGAACTAAATAACAGAATACTGAATTTGAATTTTTTATTTTTACGATATAACGAGTTTCAATATATCCTTCAATCCAAGCATGAGCAAACAATTCCTGATTTATTGGTGATTCAATCCAATTACGAAATTCTTCGCTTTTATCATCGGGGTTCATCGCTTCGAATAAAGTACATTCTCGTTTTTTAAACGGTTCTCCCATTACGTCAATTGCACATTGAGGGATTTTAACTCCTTTAAGTTTTGTAAGTTCATCTAACTCCTTCAAATCTTTCAAAACTTTTTTATAAGTACCACGAATAGTTTCTTTTTTTATTTATGATACAAGTATATCACAAATAAAACTATTTGTCAAGGTTAGCTCATAAAAAAATAGCCAAAATTAAAATGGCTACTTTTTAATTAAACTAAAGATAGTTGAACCTGCTCTTGAATTAGTTCTTCCTTTCCTAAATCTTTCAAGATCGCTTTGAATAAACTTTCGAAAATAGGAACAGGAATGCTATTACCAGCTTGGTGATATAAAGCTGTTTTCTTGTTAACTGTAGCAGCTGCTTCAAAATCTGCTTCTGAATAGCCTTGTAACAGCCATGTTTCTTTGGGTGTAAGATAACGATATCGACCTTGGCCAATAGGAACTACACCGCTATTGGGACAACGCATTTGCTTAGTTGTAATTGTCCAACAGTAATCTTTTATTACAGGGACAAAGCCGCCAAACCCATCTCTTTTTGTTCCAATTTTAGAAAGCATACTAGGTTGCTTCACTAGAAACTCATCTGTCACTTCTCCTTCAAGAAATTCCGTGATGGGGCGCATTATGCTTTTTTCTAATCCCTCAAAGTCAAACGCTTCGTCCCCCAGAACTGAAACCGTAAATACCCTTTCACGCGCCTGGGGGATTCCAAAATCGCGAGCATCCAGAACTTCAAAACTGTTTGTGTAACCTAATTTTTCCATATAGCCTAAATAACTTTCAAAGTTCTTGCGCATAGTCTTTGAAAGAAGCCCTTTTACGTTCTCCCAGACAACATATTTAGGTTTCCACTCGCCCATCTGCTCAATGATATGGACTGTTTCCCACATCAGACTTGAGCGAGTTCCTGATCCTTGTTCAGCTCCTTTTTTAAGCCCAATCCCACTAATATCCTGACATGGAGAACCATGTATCAAAATATCAGGTTTTAGGTCATATCCAACTACAGACTGTGTTTTGTATGCTAATTCATTCGCAAACATGGCATTATAACTAGAAACTGCCTTTTGGTCGATCTCCACGTAGTCAATAGCTTTTGTCGGAACTCCAAGGTTTCGTAAAGCAACACGGGGAGATCCAACACCTCCGAATAGTTCTAAAATTTTAATCATGTTTTCTCCTTCTCTCTCTTTTTATTTATGATATAATTGTATCGCAAATAGATAGTTTTGTCAAGTGAGAAATAAAAAAAAGAGAATTTTCACTCTCTTTTTTTGTTATTTTTCAACTTTTTACTCATCATCAAGGTAATTCATCAGAAACAAGACTTGCTAAATCAAGACGATAATCAATCTTTTCATGGAATATTTTTCTGAAATGTTCATCAGTAAACCAAGGATTTTCTTCTAACAATTTTCGTCCTTCATCAGATTCACCTTTGAAATCGTCAATAAACTCTTCGATGTCATCAAGGTCAAGGCTAGGATATTTGAATTTTATAAATTTCTCCAAAGCCTCTTCAAAAGTAAGTGGTGGGCTTGTTTTGATAATCAAAGCTACTTTTTCAAAATCTTCCATGTCTAACCGATAACTATTAGACCATTTGTGGTAATAAATCTTGTTGCAACCAAATTGCTGTTCTAGGTATTCCTCAAATAAAAACTTAATCTGTTCATACGCCACAATACTGAACCCTTTTGTCGCTTGAATTTTTCCAGGGTTGAAAACACGAAGCTCAACCATTTTTCCAGAGTTGAATAAATCACGAAGCTCAATCAAACGATAATCAGGTGTCATTCCTAGATTGATGTACTCCTTAATCGTTTGATGAAGAATTTTGGCATCATCATTCGTAAGTACAATTGCAGGACTTGTTAGGGCTTGTTCAATTTTTTCTAATTCTTTTGTTAGTTCTTCTTGAGCTTCAGGTGCAATGTCTTTTAGTAAGAAATGCTTATCATAAAGCACGCTACCAGAAAGAAATGCTACGTTCACAATGTCCGTCCCTTCAGAATTATCATTGTTGAACGACAAATACCAATTTAGCTCATCTTCTCGCTCTTGTTCTGCTTTGAGCAATCTTTCAAAAAGCTCTTTATATAATTCAAATAGGTTAGTAAATTTTGTTTTCATTATTTTTTCCTTCTTTTATTTTTATATAAAGGTGTTTATGTGAACATCACAACTGTTTATGAATCAAGGAGACCAAAAGTCGTCTTGATTTAGTTTTTTATGATACCTGAACAAAACGCGCAAAACTTTTCTATAAAATCAAGGTAAGATCTTGCCATAAAAGCCTCCTTATTCAAATTTTGGGGTTATAATGTAAGCATGATTTCTTTAATTTAGTAAATAATCACTGCATGATATGTCTTTCTAGCCGCCTGTATCCCAACCACCTTAGAGGTGGGGGATTTACGCGGATTTTTTGTTAAACTCTTCAGAACTCAAGTGTTCATAACCAATTCTATCAAATAGAAAATCTGAACTTTCTAAATCCAAAGCAATATTTGGATGTCGTTCAGCGTAATACGTTTTCCCCATGCAAGGGAAGGCTAAAATAATTTTAGTCATTCTTTTTTTCTCTTTTTCCTCTTTACAATGTTTACTTCTTAACAATGGCAAGCAAGCTATGGTCGTATTCATAGATGCGATAAACCACATTCTTATCTTTGTCATTTGAAGAAAATAAAACTTGTTTCGAATCACTTGAAATACTAGAACTATCCGTTAATGTAAAATTACCCTTAATGGAAGTCACATGCCCCATCAACAAAGGATTAAAACGCTCTTCACTATCAAAATAAGCAATTCGGAGAGTTCCAATGTTCCCTCTAAAGTTTTCTAGTGGAAGCTTAATGCCATGTGCTTCAATAAAAATTCCATTTACAGACGTGAATTTTTGAATTTTACCCAACGACAACATTTCTCGCACCGTGTACCAAAAACTAGGTTTTAAACGATGACGGAAAACACTATTTTCCTTACGACAAGCAATAGGACTATCAATAATATATCTTCCAAAACTATCAAAGTGAGCAACAGCTATTTTATAAAGAGATGTCTCTTTATTCCACTGAGTAAAATCAGAGAGATTATAGCCGTTTTTAGGGTGATATGTTTCTTTCAATAAATTCAAAGCTTGAATCATAGTTTTAGTATTTAGCAAGATCTCACGAGGAACAAGCTCTTTTAACGAAGTTAAATCTTCTCTAGTTTTGCTAAAATTTATAATATCATCTTCAAAATCATGAATCATAGAATCAATCTTCTCAAGAAAAGTCGTTCGTTTAAGTCCACGATAATCAATATGGTACTCCCAATTTTCATCAGGAATAGAAACAAAATCTCCGTTCTCCAACTCTTTCGAATATTCATCAATAGGGATACTGTGCCAATCAGCTTCAGCTAACAACCCAGCCACTTCTTCCATATACTGAGTATCAGGCTCTTTTCCATATTCATTATAAGGTGGAAGATAAATAGTTACCTTCACATTATCTTTTCCTTTTGTAGTTTCCGTTTCAGGTATGTCAAAAACAAAATCAAACGGAATATATCCAGGACTAAAAGTATTACAAGTTACTTCTTTCATTTTTCTATTTTTTCTCCTTTTTCGTTTTTATTCATAATAATATTCTATCACAAATATACCTGTTAGTCAAGACTTTTTCTTACTTTTTCGTAAACTAAGTAACAAAAAAACAACCACAAATGTGGTTGCTTTATATTTTTATGTAGTGTTCATTGGTCAATCTTTACATATCCATTTAGATCTGGCTCAACTACTTCTTCTCGTCCATCTTTTTCTATAATCTTGTAATATGGACTTGACAGTTCCTTGATGGCAAGCGAAGAAGTCCTTGTGTTAGCTCTATTTCCAAACTCACTTACAACCTTGATAAGATCGGAGTCATGACGTGGAAGTTCAGAAACTAAATAATTATCAAGCTTAATTCCCTTGTATTCGCTAAGCAAGGCTAAAGCTTCGTTAGATAGGCTAAAGCCCCCAAATTGATTGTTATATGCTACTCGCATCATCTATCCTTCTTTTCCTTTCTGATGTATTCATCAATAACTTTCTTGGCCTTTTCCTTTAGTTTTTTTTAGAGCTATCATAAACTTCAATCAAGTCATCAATTCAGTCTTCTAAATTTTTATTTTCTCACCAATCCTCTTCCTCATCTTCATCCAAAACTTCTGCAGGATTTTCCAATTCTAGTTTGATAGCAACAATTTGTCCTTTATCTTTAGCGACAAGAGTTTGATAAGGCCAGATGTCACTGGTTTGAACAACAATGGACTTTGGATCACTCCACATCTTGTACTCGTCGTTGTAGTAACGTTCGTCAGACAATGAGAGAAAATCCATTCGATAGGCTCGTAGTAATTGGTCTACTTCTGGATTTAAATCAAAAGGACCACCTGTGAACGCACTCATTTTTTCTCTAGCTTGTTCTAGATATTTACGTTGCAATGGGGTAATAGGGGAACGTGAGAGGTCGTTTGGTTTTGTAGTGACAATCTTTTCGCACCACTTCTCAGAACGTTCACCGCTATCGGTTTTCTTGATGTTTTTGAAATGCTCCGCATCATAAACACCAGTTCGGAAAGAATCTACATCTGTAGAAACTTCGCTCAACTCAAATGATACGGGGTGAGTGACAGATTCGTGCCATAAAATGACATCACCGTGGGCATTTCCGTGCTCCGCTGTGTTGATAGGTCTAGCTTCAACTAACCATCGTCCTGGCTTCACATTATCTAATTCGACAATATCATCATCACCATCTAAGTTGCTGCAAGGATCAGCAATAACAACCGCTCCTCCCAGCTCAATAGAAGTCTGTTCTATAGAACCATAAAATGTGTTTCTTTTGAATTGTTCCCATTGGGAATAAAACCATCTATTAGTCTCGTAAGGAGACAATCCCATGGAACTAGTTCTGTAACCAACGTTATAAATATCTAGTTCAGCATTGAATTTTACTTCATCACCATCAATGATTCGCAAAGTAAGAGTATCATATTTAGAATCGTAATCGTATTCCAATTTACATTGTTCAGTATTGGTGAAATGCTCATCTATTAGTTTAGCAAGTTCACCCATTGTCTTGTATAAGTGCATTATATCATAGACCTTTCTAACATTTTTTAGTCCAACATTGAATCCAATTCTTCTTGAACCATTGCTTTTGCTTTTAGTTCTTCTAATACATCTTCAGCAATATTCCCTTCAACGGTTACAAGTAGTTGCCTGCTTTCTTTCTTATATTCCATATTCCAAAGAGTGAAAATAGTAGTTTCTTTCAGAAGTTCAATTTTTTTGATTTGATAACGCGCTCTTTGACTAAATTTTTCAATATCATCATTCGCATAGATTTTCTCAACGGAAATATTATCTACATTTTTACGAGACTCGGCTTTTCCTTTTTTCAGAATAACTATACCCTTCTTCCCTCTGAAACGGTATGTTTTTAGGATATCCATGGTTTCTTTAGTGGAAATTTCATTCTCTTTGTCGCCATTCTCTTTCTGATGTTCAGGAAACATAATAACGATAACTTCTGAAACATTCTGTTCATTTTCATCATCAAAAAGCGTAGTTTCTTTCTTCTCTCTTAACGTGCATTCTGAAAGAAAATCAGAATAACCTCTACTACCAGCAAATAATAGGCTTTTTACAAAAAAGAAAGCTACAGACAAAGATAAAAAAAGATAAAAGCCTCGATACTCAGAAAAAACGCCATCCGAAAAAGTGCCCTCATTCTTTCCGCCATAGCTTGTAAGCTAATTTACAAAGAATAAAATAGAAAGCGACATTAAAGAAACTATGAGAAAAAGACCTGCAACAGCACTAGCTGTGTCGTCAAATTCTCCTCGACTTTTAGGTTTTGTAAGTTTTGCTAAAAAAGCTTCAGGGAAAACTAAAATCATTTTCCCAAAATAACCAATCCGTTCTTTTTTATTTTTCATTGTATATTTTTAGAAACAAGGCTACAAAAGGTTTCTTTGCAACCTTACTCCTTTATTCCTTTCTAAATAGATTTCAAAAGCGCATCCCACATGTAATTATTATTTACATTCGAATAAGCTTCCAATGTAATATTCCCGTTTTCTTGTGTGAGCGAAATGGCCCAAAGCGGATCATTTTCATGAATAACTTCAAATTCTTCAATTTCCTGTTTACGTAATGAGTCCACTACGTTTTTTACATCCTTTCGCAAAGCAACAAGTTCTTTCATCAAACATATAGTATAATCACTTTCGTTTGCTTTTTTGAACATCTTTGTAAGAACGCCATCTTCTTCAAAGTCTTCAACAGAAACATTCACCCCTACCAAATCATAATCTTCAAAAATAGAGTCAATTACTTCGACTACTGCATCTTCAACAGAGCCAACTGTAGAAAAATCAAGTTCCCGCTCACCACATTTTGCTAAAATATATGTCATATACAAAACCTTCTTTACTTTTATTTATGATACAAGTATATCATAAATAACAAAGAATGTCAATACAAAAAGGCTATTTCATCAAAAATAGCCTTTATTTTTTTACAAATTATTGTTAATTCAGAGTGGGCTCACTCATTGAAAAATATCCTATCTTCGGGATATTTCTTATTGTACTCATCAACTTTCTTCCTAAATTCAGGAATGTCAGTGTACATCTGAAGATAGAAAATATTCATAAAAATAGTCTCTGCTCCGTCATTCTCGAAAATTTCCTCAAGCTCTTTAGAAATCGCAAACTTTTCAGGGAGACTATGGGCATCAGTTTTGATAGGGACGTAACGCTGTTCTTTTTCGGAGTATTCCATGATCCCAACCGTTCGCTTGTTGCTTAGACGATAAAATGTACTGGCCTTATAACACTCACCATCAGCTGTTGCAGCAAACGCCCCATACATAATAATATCAGAAAGTCCATATTTACCTGCGCGAGACCTCACATTATTGCTGACAAAACCTCTGTATAAGGTTGATTTTCCTGCAAAGGCAATCATTTCACCAAATAAAATAGTGTCTAGCGTTCGATCATTTCTTCTACTAATATCATCTAAATCCAGCCAAATGTGAGAATCAATCTCTCTTTGAACAGGAAGCTGTACATAATTATGTGCATTTGTATGAGGGCTGTCAGGAAAAGTTGCAACGATTGTTGGTTTAGAAACTAACAACTTTTTGCGTTTACCAAAGGTTTTGACCATAATGGCAACTCCAGAGCAAAAAACGTATCGATCTTTGTATTCTTGAAGGGCTAGTCTAGTTTTAGGGGCTGTTCGTCCAAATTGACTTGCAATAAGCCCATCAAGGCCTCTAAAGATATTGGTCAAGTGAGTGGCTCTTGGATTACTTTTTCCAGCCTTTTTCAAATATCTGTCAGAAAATGCTGCAAGATCTTCTTTTATGGTTTCTGGTTTCCATTCTTGTTCACGCTCAAGCGATGCTTTGATAAGTTCTTTCCTTAGCGCATGAGCTTTCTGTTTTTTCGATTTAGCCATTTATATACCCTTCAGTTTATTTCTGATTTGTAACATCTAACAACGAGATGCTATAAATCGGACACATCTTTAATAATACCACAAGCGTTGTATTTTTTAAGAGGATATTCTTTTACAGATACGCCCTTTTCTTTTGCAAGCTGGATGATCGGGGCAATAAATTCAGGTTTTGCATCAGGTCTGATCAAAACAACTTCAGGAACACGACGCAAAAGAACACGAATTGTTTCACCCAATCCAGGCTTAACCTTATTAATATCATCGATTTTAAATTCAGAAGCGATTTGCTTCACTTCATCGATTCCTTTAAAGCTTTCTAATTCAGCACTTGAGGTTTGTTCAATTTCACTCTCCAAAGAAGGGAAATATGACTCAATTTCATTCAGGAAATCATTAGAAAGGTCAAAAGCTTCGTTTTCCTCATAAAAAACGGCCCCGTGGAGCTCATCATCTGTCATACTTGGTAGATGTACTGTACGACTAATCAAACCACTAACAGTTGAATTTAAGCAGGCAGATGGAATGAGAAAGTCATTGCGCGTGCCATATAATTCGGTTTCTGAAGCGGGGTCAGAAAGAACCGCTAACTCAGGAGATAAACTTTCCGCACCTAGTTCTTTTACCGCCTCAGCAAGAACTCGGTTGATTGCTCCTTTACCTACCCAGCCATCAACAAATACAATATCTTTAGCGGGGTGATTTGCTAGAATATAATTCATGGCTGCTTTGTCAATGCCTTTTCCGCGGATGATTGAAATTGTATAATGAGGGACATTGAATTTATGTTTGGGAGAAACATAGTTGTCTAGATAACGCTTTAACAAAATTCCAACGGGAGTTCCTGCACGCGCCAATGAAACAAGAACAATATTACCTAACGCTTTTTCTTTTAGGATTTTAGATGCGAGATTAACAACCGCCTGAGCAGTTTCTTTTCCTTGTGAAATAAGAGCTTCTTTATAAAGCTTCAAATATTCATCACTTGGAGCATACTCAACTGGGAGCATTTCTGAATAATGTACTCCAGATTGATTAAGCTTCTCTCGTTCTTTAGTATCTAATACTGGAACCTTTCCTCGAACATCCTGAAGTAAGATCTTCACCTCTTTCTCCGAATAAGAGGATTTAACTAATTTTTCTTTATTATTTTTCACTATACAATCCTTTCTGACAAACTACTTTTACTTCTCCATAGGTTGACAAAAACTTGGTCAACTCATTTTCAAATACTGGAGATTCCTCTTCTACAAAAATCACAAATTGTTCATAGTCGCCTAGATCCATATCATAAAGATAAGTGACACGTCCACTTTCGTAAGCGCTATTCAATTTCAATCTTGAAGAAATTGGATATCCGTTTTCTAAACTTGATTCAATAGGACTGCGCGTGGTTGCCTTCACATCAGCATCAATGATAATCGCAAAAAAGATAGGGACAAACATGTTTTCTTCAGTGCCAATGATCAACGTTTTCTTTTTAGAATCTTTAAGACTAATTAGTTTACTAAACTCTTTATCTTTGTTATCTCCAAAAGTGACGTATTCGGAAAACTCTTCCACTGTCATCGGCAACCGTGGATTGTTACGAAGAGATAAATTCGCTTTATAATTTACCTCATCCTGATACAGATCATACTCTTTACCTTCTTTGATTGAAAATGATGGTAATTCAGTTTTCATCTTTCCTCTAACAAGGAACGCCACTTCAACTCCTTTTTCACTAAAGGTTTTAGCATCTTTGTCATTTTGCCAATTAAGAATAGAGGCAACCGCATAATCCTTTCCAGATTGATGTTTTTCAAATTGGGAAATAAAATTTAAGATCGTGTTACCAGTTGTGATCTCATCTTCAACAAATAAAACAACGTCGTAGTCTAGTTCTTTATCAAAATAAAGTTTTTGGCTTGTTGCATGAGAATGCTCCTCTTCAAAAGCGATATTAGTGTATTGATTAGAAGGAAGCTCTTCTCTTGTAGTTTGAGTATATCCAACAATATTCAGAGGGAATTTTTCTTTAAATTTTAAAGAATAAAACATAATATTTTGAGCTAGTGCAGTTGCTGTTTCAGCAAATCCTACTAGCAAAACCTTTTTGTTTTCCCATCCTTTTTCTTTGAATAGTTCGTAAACCTTATCTCCTAAAGCCCGATGCATCATTAGTGCATCTCTTCCTTGAACAGCAATGTGCTTTCCAAGAATGGTATTTACAAATAAGAAATCACGCTTAGGATTATTATGGCGTTTCGCCATTTTAATAACATCTTCAATTGGTTTATCTAGATAATTAATTGTTACTTCTGCAAAATCATGAACCGTCAACATTTTAATAAAAACCCTCATCTCCAGTTTCTTTTACCGTCAGTCAAAAGTGCGAAAAAACAGAAAATGAATAACACGATTGACATTCCCATCTTGAGCCAAATTTTGCCAAAGCTACTCTTTGTTTGATATACTCATACTTTTCAGGGCGTATGTATTAGAGTGGTTCGGCTTCACGGCTGACCTACCACTAAAACTACTTTCCTCTAGTTTTCAAAGGCAATAAAACAAGTTCATTAAGCTAGTACATAGTTGTCGGTTTTCGCAATATTCAAGGAGGCGTTGAAATCTCTATCTATTTCTTCTTGGCAGGTATTACAATGATAGACTCGTTGATTAAGTTTCAAATCTTTGTTGTAACTGCCACAGTTTGAACAAGTCTTACTAGAGGGATAGAATCTATCCACCAACCTAACTGCTATACAGCGTTCAGTCGCCTTTCTAATAAGATGCTCTTTGATAGTGTAGAAGGAACAATTGGCAATATCTTTTGCCAGATATTTATTCTTCATCATTCCTTTTACATTCAAATCCTCGATGGCAATATATTGCGGTTGTTTTTTAACTAAATCAGAGACAAATTTACGAATATGGTTAATACGGATATTCCTTAACGAACGGTGTATTAACTTAATCTGTCTTTCTAGCTTAATGATATTCTTTGTTTTATTGTGTTTGTCGCATTTATTAATACAGTATTTGCGAGAGACCTTGCGTTGTAGTCGCTTTAAACGCTTATTCAAGATGCGGACTCGCCTGAAGGTTTTGATATTTGGAACAACAGTTCCATCAGAAACCGTCGCAAGCGTCTTGATCCCTAAATCAATTCCAAGTCCGTCTGTGAACCCTGGCAGATCTTCTACTTGAGGTTCAATATCCTCAGTGTAGGACAAGTACCAATATTTGCCATCAAAGGAGACCTTCGCCACTTGTTTCTTACAGGATAAGTCAAAATCAAGTCTAGCTGAACCATATTTCACATCTCCAAGGGTTGGAATTTGAAGTTTGCCATTCTCTTTCAAATAGATACGACTAGGGCGTTTCTTGTTGGCAGAAACACTACAACGAACATCGAAATTTGGTTGGATTTTATCAATACTCCTAAAGTTCAATCGCCCTTTATTTTGTCGCCTAATTTTAACTAACTCCCTAGAAAGAAAGTTATAAATGAAGGATTGATTGGGCTGATAATACCAAGACCAATTTTCATTATCTTCTTCATAGCTATTAGCGACAACAACTTTGGCGAGGTTGAGATAATCTGATTGAGTGAGGTGGTAAATCTCTCTATCGTAGAAATTTGAATGATAGGTCTTATTCCCTTGTTTTCTCAAAACCTCATTAAACTCACCTTTGTTGTTACGCTTGTCAATATCCACTAAAAGATTCCAGAAATTTCGCGAGACCTTACTATACCACCATGCAAGACGTTCTTGCTCTTTGGTTAGTTTCAGTCTAATCTTCTGACTTCTCATCGCGTGCCACCTTTTCAAGAACAGCCTTGTTAATGTAGGCTGACAAACTCATATCCAGCTTATCCGCCATCGCTTGCGCTCGTGCTTTATCATCTGGATAGATTTTAAAAGCGGTATGCACCTTCATCCCTCTTTTAGTTTTAGGTCTTCCTGCCATCGTTTTATCTCCTTTATTTGTTGATAAAACAATTATACCATATTGTGTAATAGTATGCAACATATTAAGTCGTGTTATTCAATTTTCAATGTGCTTTTCGTACTTTTGACAGTTTCTATTAAGGCGCAACCCCTAACAGCTAGGTCAATTCCTAGACACTTCCATTACAGAACGTGCGCAGACTATATGTCAATCT